ACTTAAAATTTGAACCATGTTAGCCATGCTGTCGTTGTTGGTTGACCTGTACACCATAAGGTTTTAGTTATTAATTAATAATAATTATCCATCTGTCCAAAGGGTTTTCAGATGGATAATAGGGTTTTAAAAAGTTAGAACAGTTTATTCACTTGCTTAGGTGTGTTAACAGATTATTTAGTTGCGGCTCATCTGTAAGGAGACCGTTTACCATCTTACAGTTTAAAGTCATAAGATATGTTGGACTATAAATTAATGAGTTGTAATAACCTATCACTGTTTCAGATAGTTAACCGTACTTAATTGAAATCAATCTCTTAAGGTTTTATGACGTTTATTACAACTCATTGAATGATGGGGGAGTACCCCAACCACTCAATCTGTCCATGGGGTCTTGGGATGGAGTGGTCAACTCCCTCATTAATATAACAGTTTTCAAAATTTAGAAAAAAATTTTTTTTACAGGCTCAAAGCTCTGATACACAAGCTCTAACACGCAAATTGTTCTTGCCCAATTGTTATGTGTGAAAAATATATTTGTATTGTTTGATAAAAATCATTTATCTTTGGAGGGTGGGTGGGTTAGTATGGATAAAAGGTTCTTTAGTAAAGAATGTTAATTGAATAAGGTTATGTTGATAATTGGTATTTTAATTGTAGTGTTGGTTATTATATCTTTGATATATGGATATAATGATGTAGTGAATATACAAGTGACAATAGAGGTGAATGATCTATCTACCCCTTATCATCATTTAGGTGTTTCATTCTTTGGAGAATATGAGAATGAACAATTGGTAGAACAATTGATTATAGGAATGATATTCTTTAATGTAGTGATTGTGTTCTATAAACAAAAAGAATAGAGATAATATAGCTATTGATAAAAATATTGTATTGTGCAATATGATATAACTAGTTATCTTTGTGAATAATTACGTATGATATATTATGGAACCAACAATAATTGTCCAGAAGCTTAAGAAGGTAGAACCTGATGATTTTGTATTAGCACAGAAGTATTATTCTATTCTTTCTATTCTTAATAATTTAGGATTGACAGATAGAGAAATACAGCTTGTTGCATTTACAGCAATTAAAGGGAATATTTCATACAAACATTTAAGAGAAGAATTTTGTAAGAAGTATAATACAAGCTCCCCTACAATAAACAACATTATTTCTAAATTGAAAAAGATGCAAGTGTTTATAAAAGATGGAGGAAAGGTGAAGGTGAATCCTGTTATTATTTTAAAATTTAATAATGACATTAGATTAGAAATTAATTTAGCACATGGATAAGCCAAAGAGTCTTTCAGTAAAGGATTATATAATTAGGAAGATGTCTATTAAGCTAAATGTTTCTGAGAAGAATATAGATGCTGTGATTACACATCAGTTCCAATCAGCAGCAAGTGCTCTTTCAACAAACGATAGTTTGGAGATTTCTGGTTTTGGTAAGCTTCTTTTTAATAAGAAGAAGGCTATTAAGAAAATGGAAAAACTAATGATTTATAAAAACGCTCTTGATAGAATTATAAATGATGAGACATTAACAGAACAGAAAAGACGTTCTGCTAAATTGAAATTAGATACAGTGGAAGCGTTAATTGAAAGTTTAAAACCAAAAAATCTATGAAAATAAACCAAATCATAGAAGGATGGAGAAACAAGTTGGTTCCTCCTTCAGAGTTAAAGGAAGTGATTGCTGAGGTTAGTGCAGAAAGAATTAGTATTTGTGATGATTGTGAATTTCATTCTAAGCTTCATAAGACTGTAAGACCAGATGATCATTGTACAAATTGTGGATGCACTCTGTCAGCTAAAACTAAATGCCTATCTTGTGCATGTCCATTAGGAAAATGGGTGGCAGTATTAACAAAAGATAAAGAAGAAGAAATAGAAAATGGAAGGTAGTAGTAACAACATAGCTAGGAAAATTGATTTGCATTCATTTATTCAAACACTGATAGAAGTGTATAATTCAGGAGCAGATTACATAGATTTAATTGGTAAGAGTGAAGAGACCTCTGATACAGTGAGTATTGTTGTTCATGAAGATTATCTTTCTGATGAAGAAGAAGAAGAAGACATCGATGATGATGCAATAAATGATTCTCCTCTATCAGATGAAAATATAAATGATTTAATATGAGCAGGAAGCAATCAGAGTTCAATCAAATAATTGCAGTGTTAAATGAAATACATCGTAATCAACCTAAATGTAATATAGGTAAACATATTGCTACAGCCTTAGATGGCAGTGATTTATGGGGAATGTCAGATAAAATCCTTTTAGAATACTTAACTAAGTATAAAGAAGAACAAGATATAGATGGTTCTCATACAAATGAGAAAGAACTAGATGCAATCATCAATGGTGGTATGAATCTAGACAATTTATTTGAAGAAGAATATAATGGCGAAGACTATTAATAAAACTACATATATTAACACTGAGCTTGAATGGGCTGAGGAACAATTAAAATCTTGGAAAGCTTATGTAGATGCAAATCCAATGCATCAATTGAAAGACAGGATTGAATGGAAGCCTACAGCTAAAGGAGGAACAATGCCTATGGTGATTGCATCCATTGAAGCTCAGGGAAAGTTTATTCAAGAAACCATGAAAAACTATTTAGCTCTTTTAGAAGTGGTAGATAGATTACGTAGTATAGAAGAAGCAAAGGTGGAAGTGAGAGGAAAGGGTGAGATGTCTTCTATGGCTGAGAAGTGGATGAAGAATAGAAAATAATGGAAGATTTACATAGCATTGATTATTCAGATTGGTTCATTAATCAGAAACGTCTTCCTGATAAGGAAAGTGAAGAGTATGATATGTTCTTTGAATTTCATAAAGAGCTATGTACAAATGGTGCCATGATGAATGGTACGTATATTAACCCATTTCTATATTGGCATTTAAACATATGGCATACAGAGGTGGATATTATAGATGAGAGAGGAAGGATTGCACAGAAATATGCCAATCCTCTTTTGCGTGATAATGAGTGGTTAGTAACTAATGAAATAGATAGAGCTCATCAAGAGAAAAAAGGATTAGTTATTCTTGGTATACGAAGATTTGCTAAATCAGTTCTTGAGGCTAGTTATATAGGATGGGGGGCTACATTTGATGAGAATTCTCAAAATATTATTGCTGGATTGAATGCTCCAGATATAAAACTAATTACAGATAAGATTGACAAGGGATTAAACTTTATTCCAGAAGCCTGGAGATGGCAAAGGATTGAGGATAATTGGAAAAACCAGGTGACACTTGGTATTAAAACTAAAGCAGGAGAGAGGATTCCATTCTCTCAGATTCTTATACGTAACCTTGATGAAGGTAATAATGAGGAAGCTATTGCAGGTACAAAGCCTAGAAAGCTTATTATTGATGAGATAGGTAAAGGTAATTTCTTACGAGGATTACAAGCAGCCACTCCAGGATTTACAACACCATTTGGTTGGGGATGTAGTCCTATTCTTACAGGAACTGGTGGTGATATGAAGAAGTTCATGGATGCAAAGAGCTTAATGTTTGATGTAAACAATTTCAACTTCTTAGAATATAATAATGAAAAAGACACTCATAGAATACATGGCTTATTTATTTCTGCTAAATACAGAATGGAAGCTAAAGAAGAATCTACACTTGGAGCATATCTCAATGAGCCAGAGTCTAGCGACCTTCATAATGTAAAGATGTTAGTTAGTGATGAAGAGAAAGCTCTAAACATCACTAATACTAATTTAGAAAAACTTAAAAAAGCTGGGGATAGAGTTGCCTATCTAAAAGAGAAAATGTATTACCCACAAGAAGTGGATGATATATTCTTGAATGAGGATACAAATATTTTTGATATCGAAGCAGCTAAACGTCAAAAAACCAGACTATTACAGCAAGAACGTACAGGTACACCTGTTGTATTATTTAGTGATGATGGAACAATCAAACACGAATTTACAGACAAGCAACCTATTACAAATTTCCCACTAAAGAATAGTGATCCTAAAGATGCACCTGTAGTTATATACGAATTTCCTGTTGAGAATCCTCCTTATGGATTATATGTTGCAGGGGTCGATCCATATAGACAGGGTAAGTCTGAATATAGTTCTTCCTTAGGATCAGTTTACATATACAAACGTATGCATGCTATCACTGGTGAAAAGTATCAAGATATGTTTGTTGCTAGCTATTGTGCTAGACCTGATAAAAAGGATACATGGGAAGAGCAAGCTCGTCTCCTCATTAAATATTTCAATGCTAGAACACTTGTCGAGAATGATGAGATTTCTTTCATTGAATATATGAAGGCCAAAGGAGATGCTCATTATTTAGAGAGACAACCTCAATGGTTGATGGAAGTTGTTCCAAACACTACAGTGAGACGTGAATATGGTATTCACAGATCTTCTGAAAAAATTAGAAACTATTTACATAGTTGTCTTAAAAAATATATGGAAGAAGTGATATATTTAGAAAAAGATGATGATGGTAATATAACCAAAGAGTTATTGGGAGTGAGTAAGATATTTGATCCTGTTCTACTTGAGGAAATTATACAATACAATGATTCTGGTAACTTTGATAGAATCATTGCTGCAGAACTAGCAATAGCCCAAGCTATGAAGATGGATCCTATTATGGGAAAAGTTGGAGGAGGTGGTGATGATAGAGTGGCATCAATGTTTAAACCAAAGAAGAAGAATCACTTATTCACTGAGTCCAGAGGACTATTTAATGTTAGAAAAAATAAACTGTTTACATAATGGCAATAATTAGATATACCAAAGATGCTACTATACGTTATGCGTATCTAAACATCTTTCCTGATCAATTCAAAACTGAGAAGGAGAAGAAAGACGAAAGTTGGATTAAGAATACAATGGACTATTTTGCAAACAAGGCATATGCTGAGTATATAAAAAATAGAGACACCTTTGTAAAAAACTATGATCTTGTTAAAGGTATTCTTCGCATGGAAGATTTTTATCAGGAACCAGAAGTAAAAAGCTTTACAGATATGCTTACAGCAGATCTTGCTCTTCCTGCGTACGTTAAACATTATTCTATTATAACAACACCAATTAACGAATTAGTTGGTGAGATCACTAAACGTCCTGATACATACAGAGTTAAGGCTTTTGATGATGACAGTAAGGCAGAAGAGCTGGAATTTAAAACAGACTTGCTTCAAGAATATGTTATTCAGTCTGCTAGAAAGCAAATATTAGAAAAAGCTGCAATAGCAGGAGAAGAAATAGAAGATGAGCAGTTACAGCAGCTTACGATGGATGAAGTGAAAGATGAGCTTGATAGTTATACATCTGTAGCTGAGAAATGGGCAAATCATATTCTTACATGTCAAAAAGCTGAATTTAATCTAAAAGAAAAATCAGAAGATGCCTTTAGAGATATGTTGATATCTGCTAGAGAGTTTTACCATGTTTATGAAGATAACTCTAAACTTGGTTTCAATGTTGAGGTGGCTAATCCTAAGAACGTTTGGTTCCTAACCACTCCAGATAGAAAATATATTTCAGATCCTACAGGTAGAGCACAGGGTGCATATGCTGCAGGAATGGTAAATGTAATGGAACTTTCTGAAATCATTGAAACATTTCCTGATTTAACTAAGGATGAAATAGATCACTTAAGAAGTTCTCTTCAAGATTATGGCTTGATTAATGTTAGAGATTCTAACTTAGGAAATCCAGAAGTTACTCCAGGTATTGATTCAGTTACATATGATACATATGATCCTCTTGTTCTTCAAACAAGAATGATGATTGAAGGAGAGATGAAAGAAAATAATGATGGGTTACAAGACTTCTTAGGTCTTACATCTAATGTTTCTTCCTTTGGATATAAATACGTTGTTGTACGTGCATATTGGATTTCTAAAAAGAAAATAGGTAAGCTTATATACATTGATGAAATGGGCAATGAGCAGTCTACTCTTGTGGATGAAAATTATAAATCAGGAACAATTCCTACACAACAATCATTAGATTGGGGATGGATTAATCAATGGTATCAAGGAGTTAAAATTGGACCAGACATTTATCACATCAAACCTTATAAGCTTCTTAGTTATTGTCCAGTTATTGGTATAACTCACGAAGTTAAAAATACAGAAGCAAAATCATTGGTAGATCTAATGAAACCTTTTCAGGTGATTTACAATGTATGTATGAATCAACTTTACAAACTTCTAGAAAAAGAAGTGGGTAAGGTGTATTTAACATCAATCAGACACGTACCTATTCCTAAAGATGGAGATGCACAAGATGCTCTTGACATTTGGGAAATGGAAGCACGTAATAGAGGAGTGGTATTTATTGATGATAGTCCAGAGAATCTGAAATCTCCAAGTTCATTCAATCAACACAGAGAGATTGATCTTACACGTACTCAGGAGATTCAATCTCGCTACAACTTAGCGCAGCAAATCAAAGCTGAATGTTGGGAGCTTATAGGTATGTCAAGACAGCGTATGGGGTCTGTATCAGCGTCAGAATCTGCAACAGGAACTAATGCTGCTATACAGCAAAGTTATTCTCAGACAGAACCTTTATTTGTAGCACACGAATATGTTATGGGTCAATTATATCAAGCAATTATTGACGCTGCCTTATTTGTTGAATCTACTAAACCTCAATCTACGCTATCATATGTTAATTCTGAAGGAACTTCAGCATTTGTTCAAGTGAATGGTTCAGATTTAAAATTCCGTGACCTTAAGGTGTTCTTAACTAATCGTCCTGAGGATACACAAATGTTTAATGAGCTTCGTCAATTAGCACAGCCATTAATGCAGAATGGTGGATCTCTATATGATGTCATTGAACTTTATAGCACTAAGTCTATGAGAGAGATGAAGAAAACTTTCAAGGATCTTAGAGATAAACAGGATCAAATGCAACAACAAGCTGCTCAACAAAAACAACAAGAGATTGAGCAACAAGGACAGATTGCACAAGCTCAAATTGCACAAGCTCAACAATTAAATGATACAAAGATTGCTAATGATAACTATCAGAACGAACTTGATAGAATTAGTAAAAAAGAAATTGCATTAATTGCTGCTGAATCTAAATCTGGACCATTATCTGATGTAGATGTTAGTGGTGTTCCAGATGTATTAGAAATTAATAAACTTGCTAATGATCAAAATAAAGCAATAAAAGATTATGAAATGAAAATGGCTCAAATTAATTCTCAAAATCAACAAGCTGCTCAAAAACTAGAAATTGAAAGAGAGAAGAATCAGATTGCTAGAGAAAACATGGTAAATGATTTACAAGTAGCAAAAGAAAATGCAAAAGGAAGAGCTAATAAAAAGTCAAAATAAAATAATTAAATTGATTAAATAAAAAAAGTATTAATGCTATATTACTTTAAAAATATAATGATATGCTCACATACTTCTTTGTTATCTGACTAATCTTATATAATTTTACATTACAAACCAAACTAAAAAAATAACTACATATGGCTGACAACTTAGATAATCCTTCATTTGGAGGAAACTTTGGTATACAAGATACTATGGAAATGGGAATGGGGAATGCAGAACTATTAAATGATTTAATGGGTCCTGAAACCTCAACTAGTAGTCCTGATGATTTACAAGATATAGTTAAGACTGTTGAAGATCCTGCACCTGTTAAAACAAAAGCTGCACCAGTAAAAACTATTGGTGATGACATTGTTGATAAATCTGCAGAATCTGATGAGAATAAAGAAAAAAGTATACAGGACTTCTTATTAGGAGGTGATGATGAAGAAGAAGAAAATTCTGATGATGAACCAACTAAACCAGTACAAAAAGCTGATTCAAGTTCTGATGAAGATAGTGATGATTCAGAAGTGGGAACCAGTAAATTTGAAGCTTTATCAAATGACCTATTTAACTTAGGAGTATTTACTAAAGATGATGATGAAGAAGATATTAACATTAGCACTCCTGAAGAGTTCCTAGAAAGATTCCAAGCTGAAAAGAAGAAAGGTGCAATTGAAGTGGTTAATAACTTCATTGGACAATTTGGAGAAGATTATCAACAAGCGTTTGATGCCATATTTGTAAAAGGAGTAGATCCTAAAGAGTACTTTGGTACTTACGGTAATATACAAAGCTTCTCTGAAATGGATCTCTCACAAGAGAACAATCAGGTAGCTGTAATTAAACAAGCATTATCAGATCAAGGATTTGATCCTGAAGATATTGAGACTGAAGTAGAAAGATTAAAAAACTATGGAGATCTAGAGACTGTATCAACTAAACACCATAAAGTGTTAGTTAAGAAAGAAGCTCAGAAACTTCAAGAACTAGAAGCTAAGTCTGAAAGAGAGTTGCAACAAAAAGCAGCTATCAAAAATCAATATATAAATAATGTTCAGTCTATCATTCAAGATAAATTGAAAACAAAAGAATTTGATGGGATTCCATTGAATCCTAAAATAGCTGGTGAACTACAAGATTTCCTTTTGGTGGATAAATACAAAACAAACTCTGGAGAAACATTAACAGATTTTGATCGTACTATCTTAGAACTAAAGAGACCTGAAAACCATGCTAATAAAGTTAAGGTTGCTCTTTTGTTAAAGATATTGGAAAAAGATCCAACTCTATCCACAATCCAAAAGACTGGTGTAAGCAAAAAATCTAATCAATTGTTTAGTGAAGTTGCAAGACAAGTTGATAAAGGATCAGTAAAAGGAAATAAAACAGATAGACCAGCATCATCATGGTTTGTGTAATTTATTAATAATTTAAAAAAAAAGTATAACAAAATGGCAATTCAAACAATCCCAGGTTTAACTGGCTTTACTTATGCTCGTGTTGCGTCTATGGACAAGCGTGCTGTTGGCAAGTTAACCGATGCAAATCACTTGGAGTCTTTCCACTCCACTGAGCCTGCTGATTATGACAAGAAAATTATTTCTTTGTATACTCAGAGCTCTTTGTACAGTAATGACTTCTTGGACATGATCAACAAGAGCACACCTTACTACATCGATAATAATAGCGATGCTTGGAAGTGGCAAGTTCAAGTTCCTTACAAGTTCCCTAAAATTATTGATGTTCCAGATTCAACATTAGCTTTAAGCAAGCCTGGTATTGATGGTCAAGAGTTCACTCTTGTTCTTGATACTAATGAGTTTTCTAAGAATGCAATTGTGTCTGTAGGTTCTCGTCAGTATGGTCCACGTTTCTACGTGATCAAAGATCCAGTAGCTTGGAATATGGGTTACCTTTATTCTTTCAATCTAGTAACTGACAATCCAACTGTAGATTTCGTTAGCTCTACTTTCTTAAAGAGTGGTATTGAACTAGAATTAGTTGATGCTGCTATTGGTGAATTCGATCAGGATCTATTAGGTCTTCCTCGTTTAGGTGAGCAAATCACTATGTTCGAATCTTTAGGATCTGGATATGGTTTTGAGCACAAAATCACTGAATGGGCTGATGATAAAATGATGCGTGATGCTTCTGGTAAGCCACTTGACATTTTAGTATATGCTCCTCAAAGACGTAATCAATTACCTTTAACTCGTAATGATGTTAAATGGGAGCCATTTATTGAATTCTGGATGCGTAAGTCTATGCTAGAACTTAAGGTTAAGCGTATGATTTGGTCTAAGCCTGGTACTGTTAAAACTAATGGTTCTAAGCAAGAATTAAAGCGTACATCTGCTGGTGTTTATCACAGAATGCGTAACAATGGTAACTTGGTACAATACAATAGAGGTGAATTCTCTGCAAACTTGATTCGTTCAGTATTTGGAGATTTATTCTATCGTCGTGTGGATGTTAAAGACAGACGTGTAAAGATGTACACTAACGAAGCTGGATTTGACGTATTCCAACAAGCTCTTAAGACTGATGCTTTAAATTCTGGTCTTACTTTCATGGCAGATTCTGGTAACAGATATATGCAAGGTGAAGGACAACACATCACTTACAACTTTGCATTCGATGCAATGGTAACTCGTGAAACTGGTCGTGTTGAACTTATTCACTTGAAAGAACTAGATTTACCACAGTCTAACTTAGAATTTGGACAGAACAAGAAGTCAACCCCTGTATTCATGGTGTTTGATGTTTCTCCAATGTCTGATGGTTCAATGGTAAATAACATGCGTGAAGTTCGTATGAAGGGTGCACCTTCTATGACTTGGGGTTATATCGATGGAACTCGTCATCACTTAGGATTTGCTAAATCTCAAGGTATGAGCTCTGCAAACAAATTCCCAGGGTACGAAATATGGATGAAAGATCGTTGTGATGTGTTCATTGAAGACTTGTCTCGTACAGTCTTGATTGAAGAGATTCCACAATTCTAATCCCCTTCTAGGATAGAATCCTAGAACTGAGCTTTAACCAAAGCTTTAAATACTGAGAAGATTCCCTCCCCTCACCTGTCCCACCTAGGAGGGGAGGTTCTTCTCAAACTACAGAGTGATGAATGAATCAGATGTTCATTGCATACCCTTCGATGGGAACACTCTGCAACTAATTCCTCTTAGTCCCTGATTAATCAAACTTTGAGGTATAGACTTTTAAAACCAAAATAATAATTAAACTACGTATGGGTAAGATAGGAAAAATCTCAACTTTAAAAAGAGAGTATAATAACTCTCAGTTGCAAACAATGCAAGGAGGACTTGCTGCAGTAGGTATGACAAGAATTCCTGGAACAGGAGTTTTTAAATATCCTTACAAAGAACTTGATGGTCAGTATAGAACAGGACTTGATCCTAATGCTGCTTACATAAAGAGAATTAGTGATCCTTTGGAAAAGGAGATGGAAATAGAAAGAGTTACAACTCTTAGAGCTAAACTTGAATCTGCTTTAGGTGATATTAATTTAGGACCTCGTTCACCTTTTTGGAATTATGGATTATCAACTTCTACAGAAGATACATTACATGTACAAGCTGTAAAGTTATTAGATGGCGATAATTTCTTTGATTTAACTAATCCTCTACAAGAACTAGCTTTTGCATGGTTAAGAGTTCATCCAACAATTGCTTCTAGCTATCAAGCTTGGGAGCGTGGAGAATATCCTGCAGATACACAATTCTTTGTTGCAGATGATGAAATTGAAAACGCTGTTATTTACAAAAAGAAACAACTAATCAATAAAGCAATTGTTAAGTTTGATTCAATGACTCCTGAGAAGAAACGTAAAGTTGCTCGTCTATTAGGATTACCAGTTACTGATGATACTAAAGAAGAAGTAGTTTACAATCTTGTAGACAATGTTCTAAAACAAACAGAGTTTGCAAATGGTAAATTCCAAGGTTTAAATCCTGTAGAAGTGTTTGGCAGATTTGCTGACATGAAAGAAAACTTACTCCATATTAAAGATCTTGTTAAACAATCAGTAATTCATTCAATTTATAGAATTAAACCTAATGGTAAAGTTTATGAAGGAGAATTTGAAATTGCTAAAGATGAAGAAGATTTAATTAAATTCTTAGCTGATGATGATAATCAGGATGAATTGATTACCCTTGAACAAAAATTAAAAACAAAAAAACTAGCTTCTGCATAAGATAATAGTTTTAAAATATAAAAAGCATGATACCAGTAGATAGTTTATTATATAAAATTGATCAAAAATTAAATAAACTATCTACTAATGAACATCAACAAATTCAGCTTGAGGATAAAATCCTTGCTTTGAATGAAGCCCAAATTAAATTAATTAAGCAAAAGGTTGATGGTTTTAGTACAAATAGTGGTCTTGGTGCTGACTCTTTTAAAAAGCGTTATGAAGATTTGCAAAGTTTAGTGATTCCTTATAATGAAGGTAAATTACCACTAACTTTAAAAAATCCTGAGTTAAATGAATGGATTGGTAAAATTCATAACTTAAATCCAAAGTACATGTTCTATGTAGATAGTTATGTACTTGCTGATAAAGGAAGGTGTAAAAATAGAAAGATTTGGATTAATAGAGATCTTGCCAAACATGGTGACATTCAATTTATTCTAAATAACACACATTACAAACCTTCATTTGAGTACCAAGAAACATTTAACTTATTGTCTTCTGATGAAATAAGTATATTTACAGATGGGACATTTACCCCAAAAGATGTATACATTTCATATTTTAGATATCCTGTTTACATTAATAAAAAAGGATATATAATGTTTGATGGCAAACCATCAACTGATCAGAATTGTGAACTTGAAACTTATCTAGAAGATGAACTTTTAGATTTAACAGTTCAAAACTTAGCAATGTATACAGAGAATCAATCTGCTGTACAAAGTGCCCAGTTCAGAATTCAAACAAACGAATAAATTATTCACAAATTAAAATAAATAAAAAATGGCTGATTTTTCATTAACCACCCTCTTTGTTGTACCAGTAGGACAAACTGCTCTACCTAGCTCTGGATCAACTCAGAATTTGACTGCTGGTCAAGTTGGTATTTTCTTAAACGATTATAGCGTAGCTAACGCAGGTAACATTGCTGCTGCTCCCTATTTCTACGTTGCTCAAGGTAGAGTAAATACTTATTTACAAGGTTCAAAACGCTCTGACAAAATTAAAGGTTGTCCTAGTGGTTCTGGATGTAATACAAACGTAACTCAATATTACAAAGTTTCTGGATGTCCAACACCTGCAAATCAAATTACTCAAGTGGGTAACTGGAATGTAAAGTGTGGAGATGTTGTAACATTGACTCTTCGTGGTCACTCTAGCTATGTTGATACTTTGTATTTCAATGGTTTCACTCGTTCAGTAACTGTACAAGCACCTTGCTGTGATTGTGGTGGTGATCCTTGCGATACTGTTGATGTTCCTGCATTAATTGATCAGTTCATTGTTAAATTAACTGCACAAGCTCCAGGTATCAATCCTGATAACATTAGCTTCAACACTTTCTACACTTTCCAACGTATTGGTGATGATGCAAATGCAGTGTTACAGATCTCTGGTAAAGCTTTAACTGCATATGGTCAACCATGTGATGTTGCTGCATTCCCTTTTGAATATGACAGATTCTACTTCCGTACATTTGTTTATTCAGGTCCTGCTACTACTGCTGACTTTATTGTTGCTGATAATTGTAACATTGTTGCTGATGCTGTAATTACTCAACGTTCTTCTTATCCTGTTGGTCAATCTGCAGAGATTGCTCAATTAGAGAAAAACTACTACAGCTACCAAGCAGGTTACTTAAAGCATCTTTACAGAATGGCTGGATACAATGAGAACTTCGAGTCTTGGGTATCTGCTGGAAGCACTTACGATACTTATTACATTAAGTTTAATGAGTACGATAAGGCCGCTTATTCTTGGGGTGATTACATTAAAGAAGATTCTTTAGTAATCATTGCTACTGTAAAAGGTAGTGCTGTTGCTGCTGAAATTGATGGAGTGTTAGAAGCTGCGTTAGGTGTATTAGATGCTGATAACACTTGTATCACAACTACTACTACTAGCTCTACTGCTGCACCTTCAACAACTACTACCACTTCAACTTTGATTCCATAATTGAAGAGTGTAGTAGAAAATAATTAATACAACCTATGCCAGAGGGTGAGAGGACTTCTCAAAATCCTCTGGCATTTTATTTAAATAAAGATGGCAGATTTAAAACTAGACATATTAGTAATTCCTACATATGACACTTATACATTAGGTGTTGCTGATGCTTCAACTTATCCAACTGATCCTCCTGTAGTATCATCTCCTACAATTACAATTGATGTTCCTTCATTTGGAGAAGTAAGTTTACCATTCTTAGTAAATGATTTTAATATTTTCACATCAACATCATTAGGAATAACTGCTATTACAGATCCAACCTTACCTCTTCCTGATGGAATATATAAGTTAACTTATACGATTGCTCCAGCTTTTGAAAACTTTGTATCAAAAACAATTATTCGTACAGAGCAGCTTCAAGAAAAGTTTGACAGTGCGTTCATGAAACTTGATATGATGGAATGTGATAGAGCTATAAAGACACAAGCTAAAGTAGATCTAAACACTATTTATTTCTTTATTCAAGGAGCAATTGCTGCTGCTAACAAATGTGCTGTAGTTGAATCAAACAAACTATATACACAAGCTAACAATATGTTAAATAATTTTATTAAAAATAACTGTGGTTGTTCAGGAAATAACTACATTAATAATTTTTATTAATATGGCACAATGCTCAAAATGTGGAACTAAAGTGGGATGTAGTTGTCAATTAATAAATGGTTTATGTTCCTATTGTAACAAAGCTGCTCAAAAAGTAGCACAAATTTCAAAATATGTTGCAGCCAAGCTTAATTAATAATGTTGATTGTGGTACTATTCCAGTGCTTCTAGATGATATAGATTGTAAACTTAAAGAGTTAGCAAACAATCTATACAATAATACTATATACTCATTAAACCATCCTGTAAATGGTTCTGTATTTTTAGACTTATTAAATTATAAGAGAATTTTAACTTATAAATTTTGTAATCCAGATTATGGTCAACCATTCACTGTGGAAATGATTTCAAGTAGAGTAAAACTTTTAAAATATAAATAAACATGTCTTGTTCAAATTGTTATAACGGATGTACTGAAATTGTATCAGACAAATGCGTAAAATATACAGGAGTAGATGTTCCTGCCTTAGGAATTGAAAAAGGTGATCCTTTATCAGTTGTTGAGCAATCTCTTATTGAATTTCTTACATCTGCATTAGATGGTACAGGAATTATATTAACTATTGATCCTGAGATCATCTGTGAAGTAGTTAATAAGTATCTTCCTGTTTGTGCTGAATGTACAACTTTAAATGCATTAGATCTTTTCAAAGCATTGATTCAAGCAGCTTGTGATTTACAAGCACAGGTTGATGTAATTGTTGCTCAGTTAGCAGCTCTTGAAGGTGATTATGATGTAGAGTGTTTAGAAGGTGTTACTGCAGGAAGTGGTACACATGATATTCTACAAGCTACAATAACAAAACTTTGTGAAGTGGATGCTGATCTAGCAGCTCTTGCAATAGATGTAGATACTAATTATGTAAAGCTTGCTGATCTAGATGATTTAATACAAGCTTATTTAGATTCAATTTCTCCAATAGATCAACAGTATCTTAAAATGGTTCCTTATACCGCAGTTGAATACTATGGTCCACTTACTAATTTTGATGGTGCTGGAAAAGGGATTGCAGGTTTAGGATGGGATAAAATTTATTTATGTAATGGTCAACCTGGTACTCCTGATAAAAGAGGAAGGATTGGTGTAGGTGTTACAACAGGTGTACCTGGAGGAGCAATGAGTCCTGTAGTGGATCCTGCTGTTCCTGGTAATCCTACATATAGTTTATATTCAGTTAATGGTACAAACAATGTTACATTGACCACTCCACAAATTCCTGCACACACACATACTACAACATCTTTACCTGTTGATCATACACATTTTATGTTTGGTGCAAACCCAAATAATGTTGATGGACAAACAGTAACTGCTGCAGATAATGTTGCAAGAGCTAGAGCTATTCCTGGAGCAGGAGAAGAGTTAAATTATGAAATGATGAGAACTGCACTTCCTTCTACATTAGGTAAAACTAGTTCCGCATCTATCACTGCAAATGTTAGTGTTAATAATGCAGGAGGTGGTCAAGCACATACAAACATTCCTCCAGTGCTAGCAACTAATTATATTATTTATCTTCCTTAATATATTATTCAAATGAGTTGTTTACCAGGAATGCCTTGTTATCAAGAAACAATAACAATCATCTATCCAAAAAATTGTGATCCTTGTTTGCATTTTAAATTTCCATCATCTAAAATAAATTATGATGGAGTGAATTTACCATGTACAGGAATTCAAACAGGGGATTGTTTAAATGTTGCTCTATCAAAGATTGATGATACGATATGTTCAGAAGAAACAGTTGCTAATATAATTCAGATGATAGAAAACAACGATGTTTTAAAAGCATATTTCTGTCAACTAGTTAGTTCATGTTCACTTGAACCAACCACTACAACTACTAGCTCATCAACAAGTTCAACATCTACTACATCTAGCACTACTAGTTCAACAACTAGCACAACAACTAGTTCAACTAGTACAACAACAACTACCACTGCTACACCTACAACCACAACTACAACAACTCTAGCACCTATTCCTCCAGGAACATATACTATTGGAGAGTCTGCTCTGGGTGGTAAAATTGCATATATATTACAACCAGGAGATCCTGGATATGATCCTGCTAGTGAACATGGATTTGTTGCAACTGTTGCAGATGTTGGATTTTCTGTTCAATGGGGGTGTAACAGTATTTTAATATCGGGAGCAGATGGTACAGCACTTGGTACAGGTAGTCAGAATACAACTGATATAGTTGCAGGATGTGCAACAGCTGGAATTGCTGCTAGACTATGTAATGATTTAGTAGAAGGTGGTTATTCTGATTGGTATCTTCCAAGTAAAGATGAGTTAAATAAATTATATTTAAACAGATTTTTAATTGGAGGATTTATAGCAGGTAGTTACTGGAGTAGTTCAGAATTTAATGCATTTAGTGCATGGCTTCAAATTTTTGGAAGTGGTTCTCAAGTAGATTTTACTAAAACTAATACAATTGGAGTTCGTGCAATTAGATCTTTTTAAACATTAACCAAACATAATTAAATAAAAACATGACAGTATTAATAACATTAACAACTGCTGGTGCAAGTACAGGACCTTTTGATCTTTATTCAGATGTTGATGGATATTTAGTCCCATTTGAAACATTAGTACCAAAAGCATCCTTAGTATCAGGATATACATCAACACTTGTTCCAAATGGAACAACTATAGTTAGAGTGAAATCAAATTCAGTATGTATTAACTTTATTGATATTACAATTAGTTTAGTTACTACAACCACTACTACATCTAGTAGTAGTAGCACTAGTACTAGTACATCTACTAGTACAACTACCACTACAACTACATATCCATGTTACTGTTTTAGAGCTACTAATGTATCAGGTGAAGAACGTACTCTATCATACACAGAATGTGGAGGAACCCCTGTAATTGATGTACCTATGGGAATAGGTACAGTAATAACAGATTGTACCCAAGCAGGTGCTAGTATAATTGCAAGTGGTGGGGGTGTAGTTATTACAACTTGTACTGATATTCCTTGTTCATCTGAAGGTGATTGTAGTACTTGTGGTGCTTAATAACATGACTAATATTATACTATGTTAAAAATATAAAAATCCTGTTTTGTTGGTTTTACAGGATTCTCCCAGAGCAATTGTTCTGGGAGTTTTTTTATTTTATAACTAATTTGATTAGTTGTAATAGTATCTCTAACTAAAAAGATTTGGTTTTTTTAAAAACTATTTTGTATCTTTACGTTAATTTTAACTAAAATCGACTTAATATGTCTGAAAATCAAACACTTTTGTGCAGCCTAGAAAACTTACTGGTACACAAAAAGAGTAAAAAGTACTATGCAAAGAGACTTGGTGTTACAGAAGAAGTTGTTGAAAAATTATTAGCAGAATTAAGAAGTAAGCAAAATAAACCAAGTTCAATATTTGATAATAGTAAAAAAGTAAATAAAGAAAAAGGAACAATTG